CGCAGTTCAGCTGGTGGTTTCCTTCGTGGAAGGCATCGGCTCCGCTTTGCCGCAGCTCATTCCGGCGGCGGTGCAGGCAATCGTCACCATTGTGCAGGGTCTCATTGAAAACCTACCGATGATTTTGGATGCGGCACTGCAGCTGATTATGGGCCTTGCGGAAGGTCTACTGACCGCAATCCCGATTTTGATTGAAGCACTGCCTTCCATCATTCTGGCTATCGTGGATTTCATTATCGGCGCTATCCCGCAGATTATTGAGGCGGGCATTCAGCTTCTGACTTCACTGGTATCTGCGCTGCCGGAAATTATAACGGCAATCGTGGCGGCAATTCCGCAAATCATCGAAGGCATTATTACAGCGGTGCTGGATAGCATTCCGCAGCTGATTCAGGCAGGCATTGACTTGCTGGTGGCGCTCATTCAGGCCCTGCCAGAAATCATCACCACCATTGTGGCGGCTATCCCGGAAATCATCGGTTCCATCGTAAATGCGCTGATCAACAGTATTCCGCAAATCGTGCAGGCCGGTGTGCAGCTGCTGGTTTCCCTGATTAAAAACCTGCCGACCATCATCGTGGAAATTGTAAAAGCCGTACCGCAGATCATATCCGGTCTGGTTTCCGCTTTTGGAAAAGGCGTATCCCAGCTTGCGGAGGTCGGCGCTAACCTTGTGCGAGGCCTGTGGCAGGGCATCCAGTCTCTTGCTTCTTGGCTCTGGAACAAGGTGTCCGGCTGGATTTCCTCTATCTGGGATGGTATTTGTGATTTCTTCGGTATTGCTTCTCCGTCCAAGGAAATGGGCTGGGTCGGCGAAATGCTGGTAGAAGGTCTCGCCGGTGCAATTAACGCCAACGGCAAAGACGCTGTGGAAGCTGCCGAGGGTATGGCAGATGACATCAATTCTGTCATGAATGGTCTGGCAAAGGATATGGAAACCTCTATTCCTACTGACTTCTCTCTTGATGCCGGTGCCGCCAATGCGCTGACGGAAAGCAGCGCTGACAGCCGTTCCACTGTAATGGACGGTATGTATGGCTCCCTTGTGACCGTGCAGCAGATGGTGGTTCGCAGCGAAGACGATATCCGAAAGGTATCGCAGGAACTTTATAACTTGATGCAAACTGGCTCTCGTGCGCAGGGCCGTGTGCTGACTGCTTAAGGAGGTGGCCGTTTTGGGATTTCAGTTTAACGGAACGCAATCGAAAAATATGAAAATCAAAGCAAGGCTGACCTCTTGGCAGGCATCTCCGGCCTTGCGTAATTTCTATGAAACGGTACCGGGCAAAGCTGGCGTGGCAGACTTCGGCTGCGACAGCGGTGAACGTATTATAACGCTCACTTGCTATGTGTATCCTCAGAAGGACTTTGCCGCACTTGTTTCGGTGCTGGATGCCATGTCGCAGTGGCTGGACCCGACCGCAGGCCTAAAGCAGCTGGTGCTGGATGAAGTGCCTGATCGCTACTTTCTGGCCCGCTTGTCGGAAGCTGTCGATTGCGAAAGGCTGCTGCGCTCTTCCGGTACTTTCACACTAAAATTTATCTGTCCCGATCCTCATGGCTATGCGCTGGAGGACGAAACTTTTGTTATTTCCGAGGAAGGCGAACACGAAGTTCTACGCAACATCGGAACAACAGTATCGGAGCCTGTCTATTCCATTCAGGGTGTCGTTTCCGCTGATACCGACAGCTACATCTCCATTATCACTGGCGGAGAGGAGCTTCGTGTCAGCGGCGCTCTTGCCGAAGGCGAAACCTTGATTGTAGATAGCGCTCTGGTAACCGCAAAGGTGGTAGACTCTGTGGGTAATACGCTCCGCAATGGTCTGCCGCTTTTATATGAGCTGAATTTCCCGATGTTGGAAACCGGCTCCAACACTGTGGTGGTCGCCACTTCCAATGCCACCTTCACAGAACTCAATATTCAGGCAAACAGCAGATGGAGGTGATGATGTGGCTGTTAAAAGTATCCTGACATCCCAGACGGATTTTACTGGTGAATTTCCTTATATCGAGGGAATGAGTGGTCTGTGGCGTTTCAATGAGTCTGCGCCGGATGCCGACGACAAGCTCATCGATTCCTCCGGCAACGACCGAAAGATGACCATCATCAACTGGAGTGGCACCACGGCCAGCTTAAAGAGCAGCCAAAAAGGTCGCCAGTTCCGTATGAACATCAACAATCCGACCACAGAGAAAACTCATCTGCAGGTCACCAATGATGGCAGCATTTTTGCAAATGTCGGTGAGCGTATTGTGGTGGGCGGCTGGATGAATCCGACGACCTATTCTGTTGGTAACACCTTCTGTCCCATCTTCAATACCCGCTACGGTCCCGGACAGCCGATTTTTTATTTGTCGCTCTATTCCGGCAAGCCAAGAATCATGCTGTATAACTCTTCTGGCTCTTTAATTTTGGATAAGACGGTAACACCGAGCTTTTCACTGGTCAATGGTGGCTGGTACTTTATTGCTGGTGTCATCGAGCCAAATAACAAGCAGTTCACCTATGTGCTGGGCGACCGTGACAGCGGTGAGGTGTGGACCTCAGAGGTACTGACCTTTACCGGCGATTTGAATCCTTCCTGTACTGCAGACCTTGTTATGGGTATGCATGCAGACACCTACTACTACGCAGGCGGTTTTGATGACTGGTTTTTGGATTGCGATTCGGATATGACCGCAGAGGATTTGGTAAATTACTTCTTATCTTCGCTCTGCGCCAATGCGGGAGATTTGTCGGAAAATGTCGATGGCTTGACCGAGCCGGGTGCTGTAACCCTCCGTGCAACGGACGGTGTTTACCCGGAAAGCGGCCAGCTTACCACCATCCCTACCTCCTGCGCTCTCTCCGGCAGCGGCAGAGTTTCTGTGACAAGCGAATACACTGCCGGTGTCAATGCCGTATCGCTGGTGGAAACAGCAACCTCGCAGGATTTGGTGGAATGGTCCGCATGGCAGTCCATTGGCACCAGCGGAGAATTGCAATCGCCCAACCAGAAATACATCCGCTTCCGCATTACGCTGACTACCACTGACACCAGCAAGACACCGAAGGTTACAGATATTCAGCTCCATGACATTCCAAAGGCACCGTATGACCGTCTGGGCTTTGCAAGGCCGGTTATCTTGGATGCCAATAACGCATGGGAGGCTGTTCTGGAGAATGCCTTTGATATCATCGTTACCAGCGAGGTCAACGGCGCTGACACCTTGGAGTTTAAGCTCCCGTTTCAAGATGCCAAAAGGCTCTCCCTTGATAACGAAAAACAGGTGCAGATCGTAAACGATGTGTACCGCATTCGTACCGTGACCGATGACAAAACCTCTGATGGCCGTGTGGTTACAACGGTCTATGCGGAGGCAGCATTTTATGATTTGGCCTTCTCGGAAGTAAAAGAAACCGTCAGCTTCAATGCAGATACCGCTGATGTCCCAATGGCCCACGCCTTAGCCGGTACCGATTGGGCCGTAGGCACGGTGAACGTCACCAGCAAGCGCACATGGGAATGCAGCGAGAAAAATGCGCTGGCAGTCCTTCGTCAGACGCAGGTGATTCATGGCGGCGACCTGATTTTCGACTGCGCCAACCGTCTGGTACACCTGCTGACCTTCAGCGGCAACGACAACGGTGTGCTGTTCTGCTACCGTAAGAACATGAAATCCATCCAGCGAGTGGTGGATACCCGAAGCCTCGTTACAAGGCTGTATGCCTATGGTAAGGACGGTATGACCTTCGCTTCCATCAACGGCGGCAAGGAATATGTGCAGGACATTTCCTACACCGACGAAATCCGTATCTCCACGCTGGACTGCTCCAACTTCACCAATCCCTATCAGATGCTGGAGTACACGCAGAATAAGCTGGAGGAATATGCCCATCCTCGTATCTCCTATGTGCTGTCCGCTATGGACCTTTCCGTCCTGACCGGCTATGAACATGAAGCATGGGCGCTGGGCGATATTGTAACTGTTGATGATAAAGACCTGAATCTGTCGGTCAAAACCCGTGTGGTCCGCAGGCAATATAACCTGCAGGAGCCTTGGAACACGGTGCTGGAGCTTTCCACCACACTTCGTGAGCTGGGCGATTCTTCCGCACAGTGGGATAAGGCAGCGGATGTGCTGGCCTCCACGGATGTTATCGACAGACAGGAAGTAAAAGACCTCGTTCCCTTTAACCATCTGCGCAATTCCAGAGGTGACAGCGGCCTGTCCTATTGGGTCAACTCCGGCTTTGAAGTGGATGCCACAAACGGTGTATCCGGCACAGCTTCTTTTAAGGCTGAGGGCGAAGCTGGCATGACCAAAAGCATGATGCAGACCGTCTATCCGGCAAACCGAAGCAGCTATACCTTCTCGGCCCAGATTGCTTCTGAAAATCTGGAAAAAGGCGCTGCCGGTCAGGTCGGAATTGAGGTGGTCTTTGAATACGAAGACGGTACCACGGAAACGAGGTTTATTGATTTGTTTTAAGGAGGCGCTATGGCTTATTTTACACAGACAGCCCACGACCTCTCTCCAAAAGGCTACGGCAGAATTAAGTCTATAACGGTGCGTGTCTGCGTGACCGACTGTACCGGAGTCGTATATATCACTGATATGCTGCTCCAAGGTGGCTCCATTGCTACCGGCTGGGTCGGACACGTCAGCGAAATTCTCTGGACGCTGGATGGGTAGGTGTTGTGATGGCTGAATTTACAAGATTTGCAGAAACAATTACCGTCAAGGAAGATATGCGTGTGGTCAGTATCACAGTACAGCCTATTGTCAGCGACTGCACAGGCCGCATCTGGTTTACTGACCTTATGCTGCAAGAAGGCGACCGATTGACCGGTTTCGTGATC